AAGGTTCTTACATTATCAATAGCAACATACGAGCAATTAAATCCTGCAACATTATCTTTATCTAACGCAGGACCTGCAGTCATTAAGGCTCTCATTGAAGGCATAACTTGTAGAGTAAGGATAGCATTAAACCATCTTTCTCTTTCTTTGTTTTCTAATTTTTTACCTGTTATTTTTTCATAACGATTAGACATATAGTTTACATATCTATCAACAGTTTCTTGCCAAGTTTCCCTTCTGTTTTCTTTATCTAACCATCTAGCATATCTTGAGATGGCAATATAACTTTGGTATTCAGTTGGTAATGTGTTGCTATTATTCATAATATTATTTCCCCTTTCAATTTAAAATGAAATTTTATAACCAATGCCTAGAGCATTGTATTGACTGTCACCCCTTTTAATTTTTGTTCCTAATGAAACAGAGTTATTGTCGTTAAGTTTATATGAAACACTAACTTTATAAGTAGTGTCTGTTTGATTATGCGAAGTATCAAAACTGTCTCTGAATCTTACTCCAGTTTTTATACTCCAGTTATTATTCAGTTTATAATTAACACCAGGTTCAATAGTCCAATATCCATAGTCTGCGTTTCTTACAAACTTCATACCTGAACCTGCTCTTGTATATAAACTAAATTCATTATTTAGTTTTAATTTACCAATCATTGCTACTTCTGCACGTTGGTCATTACTTGTGCTATTATCTTTTAGTTTAGTTCTTGTTTTAATTTCAGCAGTAAAAATATCATTAAGTTTTTTTCCAACTTTTAATCCATATTCTTTAGCATCTTTACCACCATTTAATCCATCTTGTATTCCCATACTTATTCCTACATACATATCTTTTGCTGCTAAAGATTTAGATAATAACATAATAAAAGCTACAACAATTATTATAATTAATTTTTTCATTTACTTTATCTTTTTATTTTTTTTAATTCTATCATAGCTATCTTTATAAGTCAATAAAGCATTTATATGATTACGAACAAAGTTAGTTCGTTTTAATGTTAATATTTCCATAGCTACCCTTCGCATATAGTTTGGTTCAATATCTGCGAGTTGGCATATGTATTCAAAGTCATCTTTACGTTTACCATTTTTAGTAGTAAACCATAAGATAGCTTCACGTTTATACTTATGACTTTCCAAGTCTTGAGTATCTTTTTGAGTGGCATCAAGAAGTGCTTGTAAAATAACTGCAAGAAATAATGTTCTTTCAGCACTTGTTGAGCTGACCATGTTCTGTTCAATTGTGTGTAAAAAATTGTCATGTTGTAGCATTATACCATTGTGTAGGAATACCATCACTAATTTTACAGTAATCAAAGTTATGTTTAATACACCACCCTGCGTAAGTCATAGTACCACCTTTGTTTAATTTTTTATTTGGATTATCAAACGCAAACCTAATTAAAATTTTAGGATTACATTTTCTAAAAAACAAATGTTTCTTTCTCATCTCTATTGTTAATCGTCCTTTAACTTCTATGTAAGTACCATTAGGTAGTAAGAAGTCAGGACAATAAGTTTTAGTTTCATGCCACTCATAACTATATTTAGTAGGTTCATATTTAACTCTTATTTTTTTATCTTTAAAAAATTTATAAACCTTTTCTTCTGAACCACTTCTAAACTTCATTTAATATTCCTCATATGAAAATAGTTTCGTATATGTAAACATGTAAATACTACACACATAAGTAACATATAATAACTGTTAGATAATACTGACCATGTAATCCATATTATATTTGAAACCATACCATACAAGGGTGCATAGTTATCTTTGTTACCATACACCCATACAGTAATCACTGCAGAAATTGCAGCTAGTAATTCAAATAAACTAACCAATGTCATTAAGTGCTACCTCATTTACATCAGGTGTTTTAACCACATTGGTTAAGTATCTTGGTCCATTCGCATAGATAAATTTTCTAAGTCCTGTCCCACCATTAGCATCCTTCCAACAATTAACTTTATAAGGACAGTAGGAACAGCCAACGTCAAGTTTACGATTACCACTAGCACCATCTGCAATATCGTCATAACACTTGCTAGGAACTGTATTACTTGCGACAACATTTTTAAGATGTAAGACCCTATCTTTCGCATTTATCATCTCCATATCATGGACAGACATTAAACATATACGTCCACTCTGTTTATCAATAGCAAGAAAAGAACCACCTTTTTTATTTTGTGCTTCAGTATAAGCTGACAACTGTGCAATGTAACCAAAGGGGTCATCTTTTAATAGTGAACGATTAGAAAACTTTTTAAATGAATAAGCACTGGCTGATTTACAATCAACAACAACACCATCAATCTCACAATCTTGGTGTCCTAATATTCCTTCAATCTCTAATTCTTTTTGTTCATTCTTAACTTCATGTCCTGCAGTTTTAGCTAATAATAAAAGTAACTCTTCAAGTATATGACCATAAGTAAATTTTATTTTTGCCCATGCAGGTAACTTTTCTTTTGTTATATCTCGTGACTGATACCACACCTGTCTATCAGGTTTACCAATCTGAGACATTCTTAAATTATTATTCTCAGAACGTGTGTTGAATAATTGTAATACACCTTCCTTTACTCTTTCAGCAAACAACTCCATATCTTTTTCACTAGGTTGTGTGCCATCAGTAATAGTCTGGTACATATCTTCAACTAAAGTATCAATATTTTTCATAGAAAAAAATAGGGGTGAGTTATTAACTACACCCCCATCTCCTTATTAAGGTTAAGGTTAAGCAGGTACTTCTGCAAACTCTGAAGTTGAAGTATCTGCATTAGATGCAGAAGGAATCTCTTCAAATTCACTTGCAGTTGAACTACCACCTTCATAGGCAACTAGGTTTATAACCTGAATAGCTTGTAAGTCAGCACTCTTACCACTTCTACCAGTTGGTTTATGAGTCCACTCGTAAGTTTTATATAAAACATTTACGTCTGAACCATTACCAATCAAAGTATTTTGAAGTGGACGTTTCATACCATCCATTACATCAGGTGCTTTGTTAGGGTTACCATCTTTTCTTTTAGCTTTTCTTTTGATGGTTACAAAGTCTCCTCTATCGTCACCTTTGTTTTTAATAGATAGACCTTCAGCTTCAGCTAATTTTTTATTACTAGCATCAACTGCTACGTCTACAGAATAGACACCATCTTCATCAAACGTAGTGTTTGGTGATACAACTGATGCCCAGTAGGCTTTACCATTTAATATTGGCATATATTTACTCCTTCTTTAAGGTTATTATATTTTCGTATTAACTACGAATATCTCAGTATATAATTATAATCTATAACTATATACTTTGTCAACACATATTAAAAATAAATTTTAATTAATGTGTATCTGCCCAGCTAGAGCCAGTTTTAAACTCTGCATCTAGTGGACAATTAAGGTTGAGTTGTTCAGTTGTTTCTTTGATTGACAACTTCACAATCTCTCCCATACTTTGTATGTCATTCTTGTTTACTTCAAACTGATACTCGTCATGTATTGAAGCTACAAGTTTAACATCCAAACCTTTTGTGCGTACATGTTTAATCATATTACGTAACCATACTTTACAAGCTATAGCACCTGCACCTTGTATGATTGTGTTAACTGCTTTATGTGGTGACCTAACATTAAAGAGTCTGCCATCTAAACCTTTTACTTTACCTGACTGAGCAGCTTCTTCTACTTGACTTCTAAAAGATTTAAGACGTGGTAATTCAGATAAAAATTTATCAATAAGTTTTTTACCAACTGCCATATCTTTTGAGCCAACTATTTGTGCAATCTTTTTTGCACCTGCTCCAAACAGAAAAGCATATATAAAAGTTTTAGCTTGGTCTCTATCTGATAGTCCTGCCATGTTCATATTCTTTGTGTGAATATCACCATTCAATATCTCATGTGTATACTCAGATGTGTTAATGTAATGTGCTAACATTCTTAACTCTAGTCCTGAAGCATCAGTACCAAAGATAACATGAGTATCAGGTTTATCAGTTGTCCATACTTCTCTACATTCTTTACCATAAGGTGAATATGTAGCAGGTATCTGAGCCATGTTTGGCGAGTGATGACTCATTCTACCTGATACACAACGCAAAGTAAGGACACGACCATGCACTCTTCCAGTGGTTTGATTAACAACATCAAGCCAAGAAGAGATTTGGGACGTTCTCTTTTTTAATAATAAATATTTAGCTATTAATTTAGCTTCAGCTATGTTATCTATCTTTGATAACACACTCTCATCTACAATAGGTGAACCTTTGTCAGTAAACTTATTTGGTTTCCAACCTAACTTCATAAGTCGTTCAGCTATTTGTTTACGAGACGCAAGATTAAACTCTTGATAACTAACCTTAGTAAAAGATACACCCTTTACATACCCACGAGATTTATTATTTACTTTAGGTAAGAACTCTTCCTCAATCTTTAAAGGTGGAAAAGTTTTATGTACTTCTTTTTCTAACTGTTCAGCTTTATCTTCAAGCATTGCATGTAGACCACTAGCTTTCTGTTGGTCTATATAAAAACCATTGTCTTCTTGTTTAGAAACAATGGAACGTATGTCATGCTCAAGTCTCAAAGAATAATCTGAGAATCTTTTACCTTCAAGTTTCAAATGATTATAAACTTTATGTGTCAGTTCAACATCACGTCTACAATAGGTAAGCATCTCTTCACTAAACTCAGAGAAGTTATTGAACTCAAGTTTATTGAATCCAAATCGCTTACCCCAGGAATCTAATGAGTGTCCATTCTCACGTTCAGGATTGTATAGCTGAGACATAATTAAAGT